TATGAAGATCCAGAAGCATTAAATGAATTTGTTACTAAACATATTGATTATGAAAAAGTATTTAATTCAGCATTTGCAAATAAGTTAGGTGATTTTTATAGTGCTATGAAATGGGGATCGATACCAAAAAATAATAATTTAGGAAAGTTTTTCTCCTTTTGATTAGGATTATTGAAATAAAGTTATTATATTTAATAAAATAAAAAAAAATATGTACGGAAAAAGTTATTGGTATGGCCGAGAAGTAGAAGGCCGATTATCTGATATTGAGACGGTATTTGTTAGAGGACAAGTTCCAGATAATTTTAAAGATTATCCTCATATCTATTTTACGATTGAATATATTGAAATGTGCTGTGTGCATGGCAATTGGAATGAAATTCATGATATTTTAGAGACAAAACAATTTGTTACTATAGAAGCTAATTCTTCTACGATGTCTAAAATACCAATGTCAGTATTTAATAGAGCTCATATCATATATCGAATTACAGATGTAAATGTAGAAAAGCTAAAAGATACAGATACATTATCAATCGATGCTGGTTGGTATAGAGTACATCAGATAACTAAATGTAATATGATGAGTATTAATCCGGATGATTATAAATTTGATAGAATAAAAGAATGAGAAGAAGAAAAGTATTTTATTTTGGTTTAGAGCCGTTGAAGGCCAGATATACATATCAATTATGTAAAGAATGGATGCCGGCTACATTTGAAACATATAAAGATAAGTTAGAGTTTGTTGATATTGAAGGAGACTTCGATCCGGATCAAGAAATTAAAGTAGGGGCAGTGCTAGATGCTATCGGTAGAGGTAAATATAGTTTAACTCAATGCGAGCGATTCTTACAACATATCTATGATGGTGATGTAGAAGATGGTGATGTAATATTTTTACAAGATTATTGGACACCAGGATTAGATGCAATTTGGTATGCATTAGATCTATATGGTATTGATGTTAAAGTATATGGCATGTTACATGCTCAATCGGTAGATGAATATGATTTTACATATGCAATGAAAGATTGGATGAGGCCATATGAATTAGGATTAGATAAAAGAATGACCGGTATATTTGTCGGATCATCTATCCATAAAGAACAATTGAGGACAGCCGGATTCAAAGCTCCGATTCATGTCGTATCATTACCAATTCATAGAGAAGCAACATTAGCTAAATTGCCTGAATCATTTGATTTAGATGTGAAGAATACAATTGTATATTCAAGTAGATTAGATAAAGAGAAGAATCCATTTTTCATGATGAGAGTTGCTGAAAACTTCTTAAATGATCATCCGACTTTTGAATGGCATGTTACTACATCAGGAAAAGAATTCAGATCAATGTTACCTGGTGTTATTGATGCAATGTATGAATTAGCAGAAAAACAGCCTAGGTTCAAGCTCCTTAAAGGACTTACAAAAGAGGAATATTATACAGAGTTAGCTACATGTAGGATACAATTTAATTCATCATTGCAAGATTATGTATCATGGACTGTAATAGAAGCTACTGCATTCGGAGCAGATATTGTATATCCAAATTTTAGATCATTTCCAGAGTTTGTAGATGCAGATAGAATGTATAAGCCATTTGATGTATGGGATGCATTAGCAACTATTAAGAAGGCGCTAGCTAGTCCTAAAGTTCATAATGATATAGTAAACATATCAGATTTAGGAAGGCGAATGGAAGGATATATCATTGCAAATGATTATGATAAAGAATTATGTGTATGGCATGAAAAAGAATATTGTCAGACATTACTCGACCAAGAGAAAGTGAATAACCAATTGGAATTAGCATTATGAAAGATTTAATTTATTATCCGTCATTATCTGCAGGTGGATGTGCCGGCGACTTCAAAAAGAATAAAGAAGTTAAGCCTGGATTGACTTGTAGATTTTATGACAAAGAATTTCCTGAGAGATGGAGGCATCCATATTTTCTAATAACGGCAGGCCATCATTACAAATGGATGGATGCTAGAGATAGATATGGACTTGATGAGGATGTATTAGTATTAGGTGATTCTGGAGGATTCCAATTAGCAACAGGTGCTATTAAATGGGATCCGGCTTTTAAGAAAACTATTTTTGATTGGTTAGAAGCAAATTGTGATTTAGGAGTGAATCTAGATATTCCACCTAGAGCAAAATATGATGGTAAGTTCTATGAATGCATGGATATTAGTTATGATAATTTCAAATACTTTGCAGATAATCAAACTGGTAAATGTAAATTCTTAAATGTTGTTCAAGGTAATAATGTTGAGGAATATGACCAATGGTATCAAAAGATGAAAGATTTTGAATTCAATGGTTGGTGTATCGGAGGAGCTCAGAAACGAGTAAGTATGTTTATGTCGGCTTTAGCACCAATGATAAAGAATAGAGAATTTGAAAAGGCTCGTAATCAATTTGTACATGTACTAGGAATATCTAAAATATCAGATTTCTTTATGTTAAGTTTCTTTCAGAAGATGCTAAACAAATATCATGGAGGTAGGATACAAGTATCAACAGATTCAAGTTCACCTGGTCTATATCCAGTATATGGAACGTATTTGCATTCACCTCAATTGAGTAAGATGACATTTACAGATTTGTATTTTCCAAAAGGAGATGATTTGCCTTATAATGCAGATGACTTAGTTCCGAATCCATTAGGACATCCAGTATCAGAAGGATTTACATTTGGTGATGTATCAAATTATAAAGGTGATGTAACAATGAAAATGACATTGAATAACTTGTTTGTTTTTAATGAAACTGTTAAGCAAGTTGAAGAAGTAGTAAAATGTCATAACGAATTGTTAAAAACAGTAATCCCGAGAGACTTCTATTCCATCTTAATGAGCATGGAAGAAATGTTTCAAGATCCGGATAAGGCAGTGTATATATACGAAAAGAATAGTCAATTATATGACAAATTTGGTGGAGGTACCAGAGACTTAGTAAACAATCAAATAATATCTAAATATTTTAATGTAGGTTAATATGAAAAAAACAGAACTAGTAAATTTTATAAATCGTTATTACTTAGCAGGAGCTACAACTTCTGTAAAATGGAAATCAGATAACGGAACGGTAGAAACCGATTTTATCACTGATGATCAAAATGTCATTGGAACTGTTAAGTCTAATATAGATTTAGGATCAAATGAATTAGGAGTATATGCTACTCCTCAATTAACAAAAATGTTATCGGCTGTAGGCGATGATTTATCGGTTAAGGTTAATACAATAGATAAAAAATCTGTTAGTATTGATATAGATGATACAGATGTTGATATGAAATTCATGTTAGCTGACCTATCAGTTATTAGACAAGTTCCAGAACTTAAACAATTGCCAGATTGGAACGCTAAAATTAATATCGATAAAGATTTTACATCTAAATTTATTAAAGCAAAAAATGCATTACCAGATTCGGAGAATTTTGGTGTAGCTTGCAAAAATGGTAAGTTAGACATTATAATCAATTATTCATCTATCAATACAAATAGAATTAAATTTCAATTTGATTGTAATGCAGAAGAATGTAGTGATTTAAGTACTGTGTGTTTTTCATCTAATCTGTTTAAAGAAATATTACAGACTAATAAAGATGCTGAATCAGGTACATTGGAAATATCATCAGCGGGATTGGCTCGAGCATCATTTACATCAAAAGCATATACATCAACTTATTATCTAGTACAATTACAGACAGCGTAATATGAAAGTATCATTTAAAAAATTATCACCTAATGCAATTACACCTTCGTATGCTAAAGACGGAGATGCAGGATTGGATATATCGGCAATAACTTATACAATTAATAAGGAACATAGCTTTATTGAATATCATACCGGTATAGCTTTTGAAATACCAAAAGGTCATGTAGGATTGTTATTTCCAAGATCATCTGTATCTAAAACAGATCTTCGTTTAGCTAATTGTGTTGGTGTAGTTGATTCTGGATATAGAGGTGAAATAACATTTAGATATAAATTTGAAAAGGATTCGTATTTTGCTTCGTTAAAAAGATTTCAAGAAGGAGATAGAGTCGGTCAATTGGTAATAATGCCATATCCAGAGGTAGAATTACAAGAAAAAGAAACGTTATCAGAAACCGATCGAGGTACTGGTGGTTATGGTTCAACAGGTAAATAAAAAATATGTTTGGTAATCAAGAAAATACATTATGGGTTGAAAAGTTTAGACCCGGAACATTAGATGGATATGTCGGTAATGAACATATCATTGAAAAGGTAAAATTATATTTGAAATCAGGAGATGTTCCTCATTTATTATTTTATGGAGGAGCAGGTACTGGTAAAACGACATTAGCTAAAATTATTGCAAATAATGTTGATGCTGATGTGATGTATGTTAATGCATCTGATGAGAATAATATTGAAACGGTTAGGACCAAGATCAAGAATTATGCTAGTACAGTAGGATTTCGTCAATGGAAAATTGTGATATTAGATGAGGCAGATTATATGACTCCCAATGGTCAAGCGGCGCTACGTAATCTAATGGAGACATTTTCTAAAACAACTAGATTCATATTAACATGTAATTATGTTGAGAAAATTATCGATCCTATTCAAAGTAGATGTCAAGTATTTGGTATTACACCACCTAATAAAACCGAGGTTGCTAAACGTATAGTGGCCATCTTAAACGAGTTGCAAGTCCAATATGATACAAAGGATATAGCTACTACTATTAACGCTGGTTATCCGGATATCAGAAGAGTTTTGAATTCATGCCAACGGCAAGTAGTTGATGGTAAATTGGTTATAGATGATGCTAGTTTAGTACAAGCCAATTATATGAGCGAGCTATTAGAACTATTACAAAGCGATCAAAGTAAAGGAGATGCCTTTAAAAATATCAGGCAATTGATTGCTAATAGTAAAGTTCAAGATTTCACATCATTGCATAAGTTTTTATTTGATGAGATTGATAATTATGCTAAAGGTCATTTGGCATCGGTTATACTTATATTAGCAGAATCTCAATATCAA